AAAACATTTATGCCAATTTATGGCTATAAACCTAACCCTCACCATATTATTTAACCAATGTAGTAATTCGGGTAAATAGGTGGGGGTAATTTTAAACATATGAAAACACTAACATTTATTTACGAACTATTAAAGTTCATATTGATTGCAGTTCCATTGGCTTGTACTATTTACCTAACTGCACATTTATACTTTGAAATAAAAAGATTATGCTTAAAATATTTATAACCATAGCATCTTGGGAACTATTGAAACAACTATTTTATAAATTGATTAACAAATGATAGGAATAGACAACAACATTGAGGTTAGATTAATTTATTTAGATACAAAAGAGGAGATTTGGTTTAGGTCAATAGCAAAAGCGATTAGGTATTTAGGTACGGACTATAAGACAATTATGTCGGCAATGAACCCAATAAACAAAAAACGTTACAAGCATAACGATAGATTATGTGTTGTGCGACTAAAAAAATGAAAAGAGTAATTAACTTTAGCGGTGGCAAAACAAGTGCCTTGATGACAATTCTTAATTATCGTGAAGGAGATTTGGTAATATTTGCTGACACAGGAAGGGAACATCCTAAAACTTACAAGTTTATTAATGACTTTGAGGCACACGAAGGCATCCCAATTATAAGGGTAATGTTTGATGGTGGTTTTAGGGGTATGCTTGAAAAAAAGAAATGGAAACTAATCCCAAATAGGGTTAAAAGGGAATGCACAATTGAACTAAAGATAAAAACTGCTAAACGATGGTTAAGGGCAAATCACGGAAAACAAAACTACGAATGGCTTGTAGGTTTTAGAGCAGATGAAGAAAGAAGGGTTAAGGGTTATGAGAAAAGACAGGCTTATATCCACCCAAAGTTTCCTTTATACGAACAAGGCATAGATAAGGCACAAGTAAATGATTATTGGAGTAAAAAGCCATACACATTGGAAATACCAGCTATTTTAGGAAATTGTACTTTATGCTTTCTTAAAGGTAAAAACGCAATTATAAACATAATGCGTAGCTATCCAGAGTTAGCAAAGGAATGGATAGAAGATGAGGAAATGAGTAAGCAATTGGGAAACGGACACACTTACTTTCAAGATACAACTTACAAGCACCTTTTGATGTTGGCACAAAATGATTTATTTAAAGGTCAAGACTTAAACGAACTAAATTCTGCATATTCTTGTTCTTGTACAAGTTAAACCCTAATTTTGCTTTATGTTACCAACAATACCAAAACTGACTGCAAAGGCTCAAAAGGTTTTTAATGCTTATATACGCAAAAGAGATAGTCAAGATGGGTATTTTACTTGCATTAGTTGCGGAAGGACATTAACAACTGATTTAATGGATTGCGGTCATTTTGTGCCTGTTAAAAATAGTAGTTTTTTAAGATTTAACGAATATAATTGTTCAGGGGAATGTAAGCGTTGTAATGGATTTGATGAGTTTCATTTAATTGGTTATCGTAAAAACTTAATTAATAAAATAGGTCAAGAAATGGTAGATTGGTTAGAAGATAACCAAAGAACAATAAAGAAATGGAATCGCAGTGAGTTAAACGAAATTATAGAGAAGTATAAATGATTGATACAAGTAATATATTTGCAAGTTGTAAAGAAGAAGTTATAGCAGGTTATTCTTGCTATTCATTTGTTATTGATGGTACAACGCACTATGTATTTGGAGAAACACAAGAACAAGCATTTGATTATTTAGCAGACTTAATACAAGCATATGGCAAAAGTAGGTAACAATGGTAAGCAATCCTTCGGAAAAAGGAAGTGCGGTAAGTACAAAAAGACATCTGGTCCAAAAGACAAGGCGGTTAAAGCATACGCAAGGCAAGGACGATAAATATTCTCGTTGGGTGATTAAGAACGAGATAGAGATAAAATAAGCACTAATTTAAAACATATGAAAGACACTTATTGTAAAAGAACTTATAAATGTAAATGCGGAAGGCTAACGGAAGACTTTGTTTGGGAATCATTATTGCCTAAACATAAGGTAAGATGCTTCCAATGCAACACTAAAATAGGGTTTGAAAGCCTAAAAACAAAAGAAGTACCACAAAGTGCATCAATACGAACTCCAACAAAAAACAGATAATGAACATCAACGAAATCAAACCAAACCCAAACAATCCACGAAAGATTGATGCGGATGACTTCGCTAAATTGTTGAAGTCTATAAAGGATGACCCAAAGTTACTTGAGGCGAAACCATTAATCATAGATGAAAACAACGTTATTTTAGGTGGCAATCAAAGGTATCGTGCTTGTTTAGAATTAGGCATCCAAGATGTACCAGTAATCAAAATGCCTAACTTAACTGAGAAGGAGAAGCAAAAGTTACTGGTTATAGACAATACTCACTATGGAATGTGGGATATGGATATGTTAGCAAATGACAATTGGCAATTAGAAGATTTGAACGATTGGGGAGTTAATGTAGACTTCTTAGTCCCAACAGATGAAGAACCAAAATCAATTGACAACACCAAGAAAGGAAAGGTTTGCCCTAATTGTGGCTTATCTTTGTAAAAATTAGAGAAAATTAAGAGAATATGGCAAATGAACATAATTTAATCCCAGCACAAAAAGGCGAGGTAAGAAACCCAAAAGGTAGGGGTAAAGGAGTTCAAAACTCAAAGACTCGCTTACTTAGGTTACTTGAATTAGTACAAAAGAAACGCAACCCGATAACAGGCGAAGATGAAGAATTTACTGTCCTTGAACTAATGGATATGCAAATGATAGCCAAAGCGTTGAAAGGAGACCAAAGAGCATACGAGGCGGTAGTGGATAGATTAGAGGGTAAACCAAAGCAAACAACCGACATCACCGCTGACATTAAGGGTAATGTGCAAATCACAATAGAACCAGATGCAGATTGTCAACCAATTAAAGATTAAGGCTACACCTGTCTTCTATGCTAATAAAAAGGCATATGAGCAAGGTTATCCGATAATATGCAATGAAGGTGGTTCGAGGTCAAGTAAAAGCTATTCAGTTGTTCAGTTACTAATACACATTGCAATAAACAATCCTAATACAAGGATTTCGTGCGTTTCTCACTCACTACCACATATTAAGCGTGGAGTTTATAGGGACTTCAAAGGAATAATGGAGCAATGGAACATATGGGATGAAAAAGACTTCCGTTATACCGATTTCATTTATACGTTTAAGAATGGCTCTTACATCGAGTTGTTCGGTCTTGAAGACCCAGACAAAGCAAAAGGACCAGCAAGGGACATACTATTCGTAAATGAGGCAAACCTAATTAGTAAGGCTTTATTTGACCAACTATTGATTCGTACAACTGGGCAAGTATTCTTAGACTGGAATCCAGCCGACTTTGTGTCTTGGGTATATGAGGTAGCTGACAACCCAAACAACAAACGCATCCATTCTACCTACCTAAACAACATCTCAAACTTAAGCGAAAGCCAAGTTAAGAACATTGAGCAATACAAAGATTTGCCAGATGACTTTATGTGGAAGGTTTACGGATTGGGACAAAGAGGAGCAGCAAAGGAATTAATCTATACTCAATGGAAACAATATGACCAAGCACCAGATGGAGATGTGTTCTATGGATTGGACTTTGGTTATGTTCACCCAGCTGCATTGGTTAAGGTTACACATTATGAAGGACAAAACTACTTTGAGGAGATAATATACCAAAGCGGATTAACGTTAAGCGACCTGTCAAGATTGATAAAAGAGAAAGTACCAGATAGAGCAACAATCTATGCGGATGCTGCCGAGCCTAAGTCAATCGAGGAACTATACAGACAAGGCTTCAACATTAAACCAGCGGTCAAGGATGTATGGGCTGGTATTATGAAGATGAAGTCATATCCTATAAACTTGCACTACAATAGCCAAAACTTAAAGCGTGAGTTTCAATCCTACAAATGGAAAAAGGATAAAAACGATAACGTAATTGAAGAACCAGTGAAGGCTAATGATGATGCTATTGATGCTTGTAGGTATGCCGTTTACACGCACTTTAATAAGCCAAAATTTGAAGTATCGGTATTTTAGGATAAATTATATTAACTTTGTTAAAATTCATATATAATGGGATTACTTGACTTTTTTACTAAAAGACAAAAACTATCAACTGTTTTACCACAAATA